CGAAGAAGGCGATCGCCGCGTGAAGATCGTCCAGGGTCTTGACGCCATAGCCGACGTCGTAGCGCCGGCGTGAGTTGGCCCACACGGCGTTCCTCTCCTCGAAGCCCGAGCCGAGCGTGACGATCTCCGTCTTGCGCTCCGGCCCGCCGCTCGAGTGGAACGCGATGGCAGTGGGGAATTGGATTTCGTGAAACATGACTTCCTTTCACCTCCCCCATTGTGGGGAGGTCGCGGAGCGAAGCGACGCGGGTGGGGGGCGGTGCTGATGTCACCTCGGCCCCCACCCGAAATGCTTTCGCTGCGCTCAAGCATTTCGACCTCCCCACAAGGGGGGAGGTAATCTGTCTTCACAAATTCCGCTGCCCGCGTGCCAATGCGCGCGACAGCATCGCGGCGATCTGGGTTTCGGATTTGAGGAAGCTCGCCACATCGCGCGCCTGCACGTTCATCACGATCTGCGGCCGCGCGGCGCCGGCCACCGCGCCGTTGGGCACGATGGCGCCAGACGACTGCGGCACGAACAACTCCGGCCCCCGCTCGCCGACGAGATAGGCGAGCCCGGACTCCACCGGACCGCCGCTCGCGCGCGCGCCGCCGATGGAGAACAGCGACGACGTCAGCTGCGCGATCACGCTCTCGATCGGCTTGGCGATGAAATCCTTCGCCGCGATGCGGTCGAAATCGGCGAGGATGGCATTGACCAGGCTGTCCATCGATGTCTTGCCGCTCACCACGGCGCGGGCGATGGTGTTGGCCACCGCATTGAAGCTGCCGGTCATCGCGCTTTCGATCAGGTTGGCGGAGTCGGTCACCGGACCTTTGGCGAAACTGTCGAGCGATTTGGCGATGGCGTTCAGCGCGGCATCGAAGCCCTGCGTATCGGGCGTGATGCTGAGCGTGGCATTGGGCATGGTGAAAACTCCATTGAAGATCTTCTCCCTCCCCCCCTTGTGGGGGAAGGTGTCGCGCGCGAACGAAGTGAGCGCTGCGACGGAAGGGGGGCTGCTCGTGATCGCCCCCCTTCAGTCATCGGCCGCTTGCGCGACCGCTGACAGCTTCCCCCACAAGGGGGGAAGCGGAACGCGCTTTTCTTGGTCTATTCAATCCGGATGCATCGTCATCAGCGCGACCAATTCCCCGCGCGAGAGTGGCGCACCGCGGCGGGTGCCTTTGCGCATCGCGAAGCCTTCGATTGCCGCGCGCCATTCCGGCAGCGACATCGCCCAGAACACATCGGGCGCGAGGCCCATCACACCGATGCCGAACCGGGCGATGCGGCTCCAGCCAAAGGGCCAGCGAACTCCTCTTTCGCCTCTGCGTCTCCGCGTGCGGAATTGGTTTCACGCGGAGGCGCGGAGTCCGTGGAAGATGCCAATCCGGCGTTGGTGAAGGCTTCGGCGATGGCGCGGAGCCATGTGCCGAGCTCGACATCGAGGCTCATCACATCATCGGCGGAGACATCGTGGCCGCCGCCGCGCAGCAGTGCCGACGCGACGACCGCGATGTCGGCTGTGGCGTATCTCTGCAATCGCTTGCCGAAATCATTTAGCGACGACAAGCCGAGGCCAGTTTCGATCTCGGCCAACGCACCGAGCGTCAGCCGCATGGTGTAGCGCTTGCCGTTGGCGACGAGTTCGCTGTCGCCGCGGAATTTGTTGGGCATAGGATTTCCTTTCACCTCCACCTCGTGGGGAGGTCGGCGAACGAAGAGAGCCGGGTGGGGGTACGTCGGCGCGGTGCGCTTTGCTTACCCCCCACCCGACACATTCTCTCCCGCATCAGGTGCGGCATCGAATGTGTCGACCTCCCCACAAGGGCGAGGTGATTCAGAACGGTGTAAACGTCAGTGCGCCGGCCGATTGCAGCGACAGCGAGATCTTCACCTCGCCGTCGTACGGTCCTTCGTATTGAAGCGACGCGATCTGGAACGCACCCTGGATCGTGCCGAAGCTGGGGATCACGATCTGGAAATTGGGCGCCGTCTGGTTGAAGAAGGCCGCGCGCAGACTTTCATCGCTCGCCGCATCCTTGAACACGCCGGAGCCGGAGAACGCGGCCGACTTCACGCCGGCGCCCGCCAACAGCTCGCGCCACTGGTTGACGGAATCGGCGTTGGTCACATCGACCGTTGTGGCATTGAACGTGAACGCCGTGGTGCGTAAGCCGGCGACCGTGGTGAAGGTTTCCGGCGAGCCGCCGTCGCCGATCTTGACGAGCAGCTCCCTGCCCGGTTGTGCGGACATATGTTTCTCCGTTTGTGATGAATTTCGAGGTCGAGGAACATGGCAGTAGGCAATAGGGAGTAGGCAGTGGGATTTGTGCGACTTACTGCCTACTGCCTACTGCCTACTGCCTATTGCCTCTCAAAATTCCGTCACCGCCCGAAACCGCAGCGACGCCCGATGGGTCTGGCCGTCGGGCTGGCGCGCGAAATCGGTGGCCAGATGACGGATGTCGATCAGGGTGGCGCCACTCACAGTCAGCGCCGCGTTGTTCAGCGCCGCGCGTATGATCTCCGCGATGGTCTTGGCTTCCTTGTGGCCGGTGGAGCGTGACCACACATGGATGGTGAACTGATGCTCGGTGCCATCCTCCGTCGCGGTGCTCCAGTCGGATTCGGTTTCGTCGCCGATCACGACATAGGGGAACGCGGACTCGCGCGGCACGAAATCGAACAGGCGCGGCGGGTCGCCGATCAGCGCCTGCAGATCGGTGTTGGCGGCAAGCGCAGAATAGATCGCCTGTTGTAGGGCAAAGCTGCTCATCCGATGACCTCCGTCATGAGCGTGAGAAATTGCGCTTGCGGACCGTCGTCGAGCGCGGCGCGAATCGCGAAGCTGCGGCCGCTCGCGGTGATGCGCTGGCCCGCGACAACGTCGGTGCGCCGCTTGATGGTGATGCGGTACCGCGTGCGCGATTCGTCGGCATCGGGACCGAACACATCGTTGCCACTGAGCGGCTCGATCGACGCCCACACGGTTGCGAACGTTGTCCAGGTGGCGCTGTAGCCGCCGCCGCCGTCCGGCGTGAGCGCCAGCGATTGCAGCGCCACGCGCTGGTTGAGTTTGGATAGCATGATGACTCCAATCACCTCCCCCTTGTGGGGAGGTCGGCGAACGAAGTGAGCCGGGTGGTAGGTCCGCACCGTGCGTCTTGCTCACCCCCCACCCGACGCAATTCCCCCGCATCAAGTGCGGGGTCATTGCGTCGACCTCCCCACGAGGGGGAGGTGTTCTCGAACCTAGAAATTGATCAGGCGGTACGGCGCGAGCAGCGCCAGAATATCGAGAGGCAGTTCGGCAGGGGCTTCGCCGCGGTTTTCGTAAAGGAAGGCGACAATCTCGAGGATTGCCTCGACGATCGGCTCCGGAACATCGCTCGCGTCATCGCCATAGCCGGTGGTGAACTCCACCGCGACGGCATTCATCGCGCGGGTGTTGATCGGCGGCACGACATTCGCCTTCAGCGCCAGCCGCGCCGGAGACGACGCCGCGTCCACCTGGTACGTCGCGGGGTCGAGAACGGTGGCGCTGTCGTCGAGCGCGTAGGTCGTCACCGATGCCACGTTCTGCAGCGGCGGCAACGGAATCTCGATAACGCCGCTGCACGGCCAGCGATCGCGCCACAGGCGCCAGCTCTGCGTGATGAGCGCGCGCCCCGTATGCCATTCCGCACGCGCGCGCGCTGCCGTGATCAATCGCGTGATCAGCGCATCGTCGTCGGTCACATCGACCTTCAGATGCGCCTTGGCATCGGCAAGCGTGACGGGTTCGATGGAAGGTGGGGTGAGGAGTTGGAGGGACATGGTTTGCTCCACAAAGGCAGTAGTGAGTAGGCAGTAGGCAGCAGTTTTTTTCGCTACTGCCTATTGCCTATTGCCTACTGCCTAACTGGCAGCGAACTTCATCAGCTTGATGGCTTCGAAGTTCTGCACGCCGCCGCCGACACGCTTGGTCGTGTAGAACAGCACGTAGGGCTTCGCCGAATACGGATCGCGCAACACGCGGATGCCGACGCGATCCACCACCAGGTAACCACGCGCGAAATCGCCGAACGCAATCGCGTACGCATTCGCCGCGATGTCCGGCATGTCTTCCGCCACCGCCACCGGGAAGCCGAACAAGGTCGCCGGCTGACCCGCCACGACACTCGGCTGCCAGATGTAGTTGCCGGTGGAGTCCTTGAACTTGCGGATGGCCGCTTCCGTCTTGCGGTTCATCACCCAGGTGCCGTTGGCGCGATAGGCCTGCTTCGGCGCGTAGGCGAGATCGAGCAACGCATCGCTCGGATCGGACGAGGCGAAGGCACCGGCCGCACCGCTCGCGACATAACCGAGATTGCCCCAGGCCCACGAGGCATCCGCCACGTTGGTGTAGCTCAGAATGCCTTTCGGCTGCGTGGTGCCGTTGCCGTTGATGAAAGCGGCGCCTTCCTGTTCGGCAAACACGATCTGCACTTCGGAGGCGAGCCAGGATTCGATGTTGACCTGCGCATCGTCGAGCAAGGTCTGCGTCGCCGCCGGCATGGCGTAGAGCTCCATCGCCGGGAAATCGAGCGCCGCGAGTGTTGGCGTCGAGGTCTGCGGACGTGAATCGGTTTCCGCCACCCAGCCAGTGCCGGCGTCGGTGGTGCTGATCGGCTTGCGATACACATTGCTGCCGATCTGGCGCACGGTGGCCAGCGCGCGGATGGGCGACACCTTCGCCAGCACGGAATCGATGGTCTGCTCGATCTCCAGCGGCACGACATAGCCGCCATCGGGGTTGGAGCCGACGCTCATGGATTTGAATTCAGAGGCCCCCCACCCCCAACCCCTCCCCTCGTCGGGGGAGGGGAGTGTCTCCCCTTTGCGCACATAGCGATCGAACGCGACTTTCCGTTCGCGCGTGCGCGGATCGCTGATGCTCTTGGTTTCGGTTGCGAGCGCGGGGCGCTGGCCGGCGAGCACCAGCTCGTCGAGCACGCGCTGCTGCTTGTCGAGCGCTTTCGAAATGCGATCCACCTTCTCTTCGGCGATCACATCGGCACTGCGCTTCTCGATCTGCGCCAGGCGCTGATCGTTCTCCTGCCGATAGGCATCGAAGAGGCGCATCAGGTCGTCATGCGCATCGTCCGCTTCGCGTCCGTAGTTTGCCTCGCGCGACGGCAAGGCTTTGGTTTCCAGTTCCATGTGTTTACTCCTTGGTTGGGGTGAGATGACAATCGGCAGTGGCTCAAGGCAGTAGGCAGTAGGCAGTAGGGAGTCGGTTCAGCTCCGGCCCCACTGCCTATTGCCTATTGCCTACTGCCTGTTCGCACTGCTGCTAAGGTTTTCCGGCCGTCGCGCTGCTTTCGCGCCAATCGCCGTGACGGCGCTGCCGTCGAGCAGCGGAAACGTCACGACGGAAATTTCCCACAGCTCGACTTCCGTCAGCACGCGCAATCCGGTTTGCGGATCGCGGCGGGCGCGTTGCGTCTTGAAGCCGATGGAGAGGCCGTTGAGCGCGCCGTCGCGCAGCAGCGCCAGAACGTCGCGGCCGCGCTCGATATCGGTGACCAGGGAGCCGCGCACATAAAGCCCGCGGGCATCCTCACGGATCACTTCCCAGGTGCCGATCGGCTCGTGCGCGAAGTGCTGATAAAGCATGCGGATGCGTGCGAGGCCGCGCGCGCGCAAGGACTTCGCGAACGCGCCTTGCGCCATCACGTCGCCGGCGCCATCCGGCACGCCGAACAGCGAGGCGTAGCCTTCGAACTGGTTGCGGTTCAGCGTGGCGAGCACGGCCGACGCATCCATGTGCGCGAGCCTGCGCCGCGCGTGCGTGACGTGCGGGGGCATGTGTGATTTCCGGGTTGAACGAACTTGTGGTGGTCGGTCGGCAGTAGGCAGTGGGCAGTAGGCAGTAGGCAGTGCTGGTCCACTGGCGCTTCTAATGCCTACTGCCTATTGCCTATTGCCTCGTGTGTTTGCATCCGGTCCAGCTTGCCTTCGATGCGGGAAAGCTGATCCTTCATCTCGCCGACCTGTTCCTCGAGCACGGCGACGCGGGCGATAGCATCCTGCTCGCCGCGCACGGTGCGCTCGAGATCGCTGATGCGCTCGGCCGCCGAGCCCGCCCAGAACAGCGCGCCCGCCGTCTGCAACAAAAAAGCCGCCACGAGGGCGGCCGGGATCTTCTTGGCATCCAGCACCGGCTGGATGTGTTCGGTGATGACGGTCATTTTTACTGTCTCGTTTCAGCAAAGCCTGTCATCCCCGGCCGAGCGAAGCGTCAGCTTCGCGAGGGGAAGGGGACCCAGGAGGTGAAGCGACCTCGTTGCGGACGCAGTGGCAGGTCGCCGTGCGACAATTTCGAAAGCCGTGATGTACCGCTACCTGGGTCCCCTTCCCTCGCACTCGCGTGCGCGAATGCTCGCCGGGGATGACAACGGTTAGCAGTTGTGCCATCGCGCACTCATCCCAGCACATCTCCGCCATCCACTGGCCCGTAGCCGGCGGCGGTGCGTTTCTCGTTCAAGGTGAGGAACGTCGCGGCGTTGAGCTTGTCCCATGTGGATTCGCGCGCTTCGGCCAGTGCTGCCACGGCATCGATGTCGTAGCCCAGGCGAACACCCTCGCCGAATTTCGGTGCGAGCCACGCGGTCAACTGGCCGGCGGTGCGCGCCACCAGCGGCAGCACCGTCTGGCGCCAGAACGACAGATTCGCCTCCACATAATTCGAATAAGTATTGTCGCCGGGAATGCCGAGCAGCATGGGCGGCACGCCGAACGACAGCGCGATCTCGCGCGCGGCGACATCGCGGGTGTTGGCGAAATCGAGATCGGCCGGCGAATGGCTCATGCTCTGCCACGAGAGGCCGCCTTCCAGCACCATCGGCCGGCCGGCATTCAGCGCGCCGGTGTAGCCATCTTCCAGCTCGCGCTTCAGCCGCTGCCATTGCTCGCCACTGAGATTCGGCGCGCCGTCCGGCCCTTTGAACACCAGCGCGCCGGATGGCCGCGCCGCATTGTCGAGCAGCGATTTGCTCCACGCCGCACCCTGGTTGTGCACATCGACGGCGTTCATCGCCGGCGCGATCGGCGAAAGACCGTAAGTGTCGTCGAGCGGATGAAACAGGGTAGCGTGCAGCACGGGAAGGAAACCGGATGCATCGCGCACCAATCGCATGGTCTTTCCGTCTACGGAATATTCGTAGGCGGATGGCCAGCCGCAGGCACCCTCGATCACCTTGATGCGGTCGGGGCGCAGCGCATAGAGCTCGCGGACCTCGCCGCTGATCATGGCGGCCTGCATGTAGGCATTGCCGGAGCACTGCAGGAACGCGTACCAGCGCTCGAACAGTGCGGTTCCGGACTCTCGCGCGTTCGGCTTGTTCAGCAGCGCGCGCAGCGGATGGTCGCTCACCTTCTCGGCACCATCGTAGACAAGGAACGGCACCGAGGCGGCGCCTTCCGCGATCATGCGCACGCAACGATAGACGATGGCGTTCCCCATCACGGCCTTGGTGGCGAGGCTTCTGTAATCGCGCGGGCTCCAGTTCGGTTGCCCGAGCATCGACAGCGCGATCAGCGGCCCGGACTTCGTTTCCGGCGCACGCGTATGTGCCCGCGCCGCAAAGCGCCAGAGGAATTGGTTGAACATGATCTGTCCTTGTGAATTCCCTC